TTAAATCTTGGAGGAGTTGCTTCATTTGTTCCACTAATTACTATCTTAATTTGGAAACCTACAAATTCATCTAAATTGTCAATTGTAAATTCATATTCTCTGAATTCATTTTCCACACTTGCAGGAACAAAAGTATCTGGTCTTCCACTATTCAATTTTGGATCAACAATTATCTTATCAATACCAACATCCCGTAAATTATCATATCCAGGGAATAATTCATATGATTGTTCTACTTCACTTGAATCAGTTTTAAATAATCTATACAATACTCTAAAGTCTGCTGTTGAATCTCTATATGCAGCCACCAATACTTTTAATGATGTAGATGCTTGTTTTAAATTAACTTTCTGTGAAATATAACAAGCAGCATGAGGATCACCAGATATTCTATTAGATCTAGAATCAGTAGTATAATCAAATATTGGATTATTCAATCTGTTTCTTACAAACCTAAACGAACCATTCATCAAATCTAAAACTGGCGACAAGTTAGTGTCAGTAGTTTCAAATCTTGTGAGTAAAGTTACTGATTTATTTCTAGGTAAATTAGTTAATTTAGCATTTTCATCAACCTTAGAACATAAAAGTCTTGGTGTAGATAGTTGATTAATTTCATTAAATTCTACATCTTCATATCCTTGATCTACAAATGATATTTCAGATCCACCTTCACTTGTTCCAGAAACTGATCTCAATTGTGGTAATATCGTAGTTGCTGTTGAAGGTGTAAATGTATTAAATGCTGGAATAAATGCATCATATTGGAAATTTTGTGATCCAACAGCTATATTACCACCACCAAATTTTTGATTAGTGAAACTAATTTGATTTATACCAGATGATCTATCTAATAAATTAGGTCTTCCTCCCCCTCTAGAAATTTCTAAGAAATATGAATCTGATGTTTTTAGAGATTGTAAAGTTGTATTTGTTGGCATGCTATGTGTGGTATTAATACCAGTTAAAGATATACCATTAAATTCATACTTAAATACTCTATCATTTATAGAATGAGCATCTATTGGAGAGTTGCTAATACCTCTAGTACCAATACTTAAAGTATCAGTTCCTATTCCATCATAGAATATTATCTCTTGACCAATTTGAACATATCCAGTACTGGTTGAAATTCCTTCAAATGTAGCAAATGTAGTTGTATTTGCAACAGAAATTGTAGTATCTGTTGCACTAAGATCTGCTGTCAAAAGTTGTGGAACAGTATCTGGAGAAACGTTATCTAATTGAACTACATTTTGATCAGATTTCATAGAATGGTTATAGTTACTAACCTCAAGAATATTTCCAGTATGTAAATCACCATTAACTGTTGAGTCTCCTCTTACAGAAATAGTTCCTGCAGCACCAGCTAATATAGTTCCTGCCGCAACATCACTATAGTATGCTATCCTATGCCCATTATTGAATTTTTCACCTTGAACATTGGTAAGGAATAATGTGTCTATTCCAAAAGTGCTTGCAACTGTTACTTCAGCACCAGCACCAGCATTTCCTACATTTGCTGTAGTAATTCCTAAAACATCACCAACAGCGTATCCATTACCTGTAGCAGCAATAGAAACAACAGTAACTCCACCTGATGAATTAACGGTCACAGTTGCTGTTGCTCCTGATCCGTCACCAGTTATTGAATATAAAGGAACATCTGAATATGGTGAACCTGTATCATCATAACCAGTTCCAACTCCAGTTACTGAACTCAAGTCTAAACTTGTAGTAGTTATTGGAGAACCAATTTTCTCAACAAATCCTTTAGCATCTTGAGATGTATTATATGCTGGTCCAACATTTGAAGCAGTAACTTTTACACCTGTAGTAATAATACTATCAAGTGCTGTTGTAGTATCAATACCAACTTTTAATTTTCTTGGATAAGTTTTTAATGAATTATCCTGCAATCTAAAGTTGATTTTATCATTAGTTGATAACTCAGAATTGAATAATGTAAGTGAACCAGGTGTTGTTGTGAAAGAACACTTATAAAGACTAAATTTCAAATCTTGAGTTTGAGTTGCTGTCCAAATTGTACCATTTTGGGATTTGAATAAACTCCCTCCTAGATATTGTTTTTGAACTATATTTTTTGAACCTTGATCAACACCAAGAGTTTGTGTTTCAATAGTTTCCTCACTCATCTGAGCGATCCAGACTTTATATTTTATTGTTGCTGGTGCCAGAATAACTATCGCATACTCTCTGCTTGGTTCCAAATAAACTGGAGATGGGAAAGTAACTCTAGTTGCTAGTGATGCATCCGTAGATGTTTTTACAGTTGAAGTTCCATCAGCATCCAATGCCGTTGGATCTAATATAACCTGTGCAAAATCATTAACAATTTCATTTGTTGGAGTTCCTAATTCAACATTCCTTATTTGAATAGTTACTGGTATTGAATCATCTTTTTCAGCAAAGAATAAATCTAATGATGATAAGAACATTCCTGTCTCATCTACAGTAAATGACTGTGCTAATGGATCTCTCCTTGGTGGAGGTGGAGGTGGAAGACGAGTTATGGTTGTGGTTGTAGTAAATTGATTTATTGTTCCTGAGGTAGAATAGTTAGCATCTCCACTGGTTATACTTGCTTCATCTCCTGGTAATGCAGTAGCATTATTTACATCTGAAGTTAATCTAAATGTGTTTATTCCATTAGTAAATCTTAGAGGTGGTGGTGGAGAAACCGTTGGATCTCTAAAGAAGAATGATCCATATAAAGCTCCATGTGAATCTGGTATTAATCTCACATTTGATATTGTTGCTATAGCACCACTAGTTCCACCAACAAGTCTCATTCCAGTTGCAATTCTACCAAAGAAAGAACCCTGAGCGTCTTCTGTTAATGATGCAATATCTACATTTAAAACTGTAGATGATTCAGTATAAGCAGTTCCTAATGTCAGTGATGTATCGTATGGATTACTTGGAAATACTGTAGTAGGTGAATTATATGTTCCAGTTTTATGATTTGGTTGAGCAGATCTAAATGAAATTAACTGACCACCATCTCCAATAGAACCTGTAATAGTTTCACTTACGGTAAAAGATCCAGATACCATAGTAATTTCAATCAATTTTGGAATTATATCAATACCACTTCTTCCTTCAAAAAATGGATAATGTCTAACACCAGGTGTTAATGAGTATGCTGAGAATCCAACATTTCTGGATCTAATAAATTCTATTGGAATTGATCCAGTTTGTACCCTATCAACTACTGTTCCTTCATTATCTCCAATACGAGTAAATGTTCCACCATCAATCTCCACATCTCTTGTCCAGTTATCTTGTGAAGGATTCAATAAGATTTGACCAATACGAACAACAACTTCATATGGGTTAACATTTTCAATTCTACTTGCTTGAGGATTACCAATATCAGATTTTATCTCAGTATATGCTAAAGTAATTAAATCTCCAGTTTTTTGAATATTAGAATCTAATAAAGGTAAATTTTGAGAAAAATCAGCAGAAAGTAAATCTACAGTATCATCCACCCCTAATTCTGGTTTTACTGAATATAAATTAATGGGAACAACCATTTCTTGATTGATTGTATCAACATTAACTGTATTATCTTGATTTTGTAAATCTAAACGTTGATTATCTTTAAAATCATCTACAAAAAAACCAGATTTAAATCTATCACCAGTTATATCTTTAATTTGTAAAGTTTTAGTATCTAATTCAAGCAAAGTCAAACTTGTAACTATCTCTAGATTTTCTATCCTGTCTTCCAACCTACCAATATCTCTCATAGTATATCTCTTATTATCAACTAAAGTAATCTTTACATCGTCTGTATTGTAGAGATATGCTGGAAGTTCAATAGTAGCAATATGCATAGAATCATCAGTCACAGATGGTGTTTTTGGTGTGAGAGATGATACTCCTTTAATAACTGCAAAATCACCTTCATAATCTTTTCCAGGTGATAAGACTAATTTATCAATTCTTGGTAAGTAATAATTATACCCTAATGTAGAATCTCCTTCTGGAGATACTACAAGAGAAGATGTTGATCCAGAACCAGAAAAATTTCTTGAAGTAAATGCGAATGGGGATTGAGAAGTGTTTGTAGTTGGTGATACTCTAGGTCTAAAATCAAGAACATCTGTTGCTCTCACGTTGTTAGACAATAATGGTATATCATGACTAAATCTATCTTTATCGTAAGAATTCACTGTAAATATATCACCAGAATCGGTAGTAGGAACTACATATGAATCATAAATTACCAAAACTCTTCTAGAAGGAGGAGTGGAATTTCTCTTTCTAACAATTCTAGAATAATCATAGAATTGTTCTCTTTGTCCCTTATCAAGAGAATATTTTTCTGTGATGTTTACATTATTTCCAATTGTTATTCCTTGAACCGTAGTTTCAATATTCGATTCTTGGAACAATATTAACTCACCTAAAGTAAATTGAACATTTGTAAAATATGCAACTTCAATATTTGCATCATTTACTCTATTAACTATTTGAGCAGTTGCTCCACTCTCAGCACCAATAACTATTTCACCAACCACAGAATTTGTGTCTAAAGATAATCCAGATACAGTTGTTATCTTATCGAGAGTTGGATCATTACTATCCTTAGATTCTAGTATTGAAATTACATTTGCAACATCTGGAACATTTAATGATATTTCTCTATCTTCTATTCTTAATCCGTAGTAAGGATTAGAAGTTAAACCATTTGTTGTGGTTGATACACCTGAACTAGTCTTATTAATAACTATTTGACTACTTCGTATATACTCTTTAGTTTTACTTGTAATTGCTTGTTTTTCTACGGTTACATTAAGAACAGCATCTCCACTATTTTTTGATAATCCACTAAATTGAACCTTTGAACTAGCATCTACTAATTTAAACTGATCCCTTGTTAATGGTTCTATAGTGCCATCTTCATAAATTAATGAATACTTTTGAGTATCAAAATTACTATAAAATGCACTACTTATTCCAGATGGAATTGCCTGTGTAGTAGAATTAGAAAGTAATGTAAACTCAGCAGTTTGAGCAGAAACTGATAATGTAGAATTTGCTAAACTAACCTCAGATACATTACTACGATCTAACTTGGCATACAATCCAGTATTTTCTTTATCTACAACAACTGGAGATGCTAAAGATATTGAACCTGTAGTGTCAACTCCAACAGCTCCTGCATTTACACCTGCAACTGCAGTTGTAGGAGACAATGTTAAAGTTTTTAAATCACTACTAATTTCTTTGACTCTATTAAATGTAATATCACTACTTCCTGCAAGTTGATATTGTATTATAGAATCGGTTTTTATACCAGTAAATGCATTACCAGGTGATGTTAATTCCACTCCTAATGTATCTTTACCAATCTGACAGTTATTAACTTGAGGTAATGAGGATATTCTAGTAGTTTCAAGAACAGTATCAGCACTGAAATCTTTAGTAAAACCAGATATTAATGCACTCGTATCTTGATATACAGATTTTACATCTTCAATGGTATATTGTCTTAATGATAATATTGTTCTAGTTGATTCTTCTAATTCATTAATAATTATTTTTTCACCAGAAATAAATGATCCAGAAGTTTGTGAGAGAATTATTTTTGTTCCAGTAACTGTCGCATTAACAAATCCTGTAGCACCACTACTAGCACCTCTAATAAAAGAACTAATGTTTACAGTTAATGCAGTATTTACTGTTATAAATGTGTATGTTTGAACATCAAATAAATGCAAATTCCATACACTAGCATCATTCACATATGGAGTATTTCTTAATCCAAATGAATATACTCTTGCCTTTCCTATTTCATATCCACCTCCATCTCCACCAACTGCTGAAGGTGGTGCATCTGGTGCAGATGCAGTTTTTCTTCTAGTATAAAGAGAAACTGTATTTGCAGCAATATTCGTACCTATAGCAGGTGTCCCTGATACATTATTAACACGAATTAAAGTTCCCATGTCAAAAGGAACTAAAGCAGTATTTACACCATCAATATCTCTTGGTTTATCAAAATCTATAATTTTAGTTCCAGGTTCATTAATACGAAAACCCTTTACATATGCCTTACCTGGACTTATTTCAACACAAGCTAAATCATCTGATGGAGTGTTTCCTTCTTCTGTGATTTGATTTGATTTAAATATTCCATTGTTTGAAAGTCCATTATCTAAAGAATCTGCTATTTTAATTTTAAAATTATCTAAAGAATAATTACCAGATTCTTCAAAAGTTCTAGCAGCTAGATATTTCTCTAGTTCATTATATACAGAAAAATCTTGTAATTTTTTAAGTTCTCCTTCTCTTAATTTAATTAACTCAACAAAACTAATATCACTAGTGTCAGTTAAACTTTTTTTTGCTAAAGACGCTGTTATTTTAAACCTATCAGCACCAGGTGCTGCAAAGTTAGAAAATCCTTTTGCATTATCAAATAATGATGAATCATCTTTTGCAGTAATAATAGATTCTAGTACACTCAAACCAACTCTATATGATGGTTGATTTGAATATGGATCCAATACTATAGTGTCTGTAGGAACGTCTACAAAGGTTCCTCTGATGAAATATACACCAGCGTTCATTTTTACTGCACTACCCACCGCAGAGGCGTTTAAAGGTATCAATGTAGCAACACTTTCTCCAATGGTTATAGTTGTATTACCATAAGTTATATTTTCTAAAGCAAGTAATGGTTCACCATCTTCTAAATTAGATATTTCATTACTATCATTTCCTGTAAGATATTTAATAAACAATGTTGGGTTTGTAATATCTGTAGAGTCTGATGGGAACTTAACATCATTAACTAAAATTTCTACACCAGAATTTTGTCCTTTTAACTTTTTACCTATGAGGTTAGTAGAATAAAGAGATATTGGAAGACCAAGATGATCTGATTCTACCTTCACTGAAAAATATGAATCATCATAGAAAACACTACCAGGAAGAACCATAGATCCTTCTTTAAATACATGAGAACCAAGAGACTCTACTTGATTTTGAAGTATCGATTGGAGAGTTGATAATTCCCTAGCTTGAACAGGTCTACCTGGCCTAAACAATACTTTATAAAAATTATTGTCCTTATTGAAATCATCATAATAAGGACTTATATTTAAATTAGTTTTTTGTGACATGTTTTAGAACTCTAGTATAACTTTAATGTCTTCTTTTTGTCTACTATCTCTAGTAATTAATTGTCTATTATCCAAGTAGATAATATCACCCGACTGATTATTTATCTCAGATTGTGCTAGCCCATTTTCAAACTCAACACCAAGATCAATAACTTTAGTTCCTGTTGGATTGGTAGTTATACCACTAAAATTAGAATTTATGGTGAAAGTATATGCGGTTGATCCGTTAGTTCCGTTAATAGGTCGTCCACTAGCAGTAAAATCATAAATTTCACCATTATTACCAGCGATACTGGTAATACCTACTGTATCACTCTGATCACCTGTTGCTGTATCAAAATACAAAGATCTATCTCGGTAATATTTTACAACGGCTATTGAATTATCAACATCACTTGATATAATATCGTAGGAAACTAAATATGCTCGTACCTCACCAATTTTATCACCATCATCACTTAAAACATCTTGTTTTAGTAAATCACCAATGTTTACGTTTGCTGCAGTGGGGAGAGTTCCTCCCAAATATAAAGAAGAAACAGATGAATATTGAGTTTGTTGAAAAACTTGAGTTGATCCAATTGATGTTGGATTTTTAACAATTCCTATCTGTGCAAATTTAGTATCAATTGGAAAATCTTTGGTAGAATCATCAAATCTAGCATAAACTAGAACTCTATCAGCACCCAATTCTTTATAAATATCGGATCCATGACCTTTTGATGGTGGAATGATTGGGATTAATTTTGCATTAGGAACAGTTGGTTGGATATCTTTTAAATCAACAATACCGTAAGTATACCCTTTACCACCAACCGATACCTGAACATCGTTAATTTTAGTATCAGTTCCTACAGTTACGATAGCCTTTCCCCCAGAACCATCACCAACAATATTAAATTCTTGTCCTCCAGAACCAGCATTCTTATATCCAGATCCTTGATTATCTACATATATTTTTTTAATCTGATTGTTATTAATATCTGCATTTCCATTATCCCTCACGTTCGCTATATTTGCATCAGTGCTAGTAGACCAATTATTAGGCAATGGTATAAATTCTGTAGCATCAAATTTTATAATATCACTTGGAGCAACTGTAAACAAATACTTCCAAAGATATCCATCATCACTAGAACCAGTTGGTCTAAAGGGTTCTAGACCTGTTAAAGTTGGTTCGTTTAAAGAACGATTACCTGTAGTATTAATACCAGATGATCCATTGCTAATACAAATATAAACATTAAAATCTTTATTAATTACATAAAAATCAGTATCATATAATCTAGCTGTTTTTCCATTTGGTGTTAAATTATCATTAGAATAGTCATGACGATACATATCGTATCTAGTTTCTTTAGTCCATTCAACTTTTCTTATAACTCTTCTAACGTTATCTGAAGTAATTTTTTTACCAAAAATCATGGTATCTTTAGCATGATTTAAGTAATTAAAATTGTCTATTGGTTTTTTTCTAGTGGTGTCATCATTCCAAGCATTATCAGTAGCATTTCTACCAAAAGCTACTGTTGATCTTACTTCAGCAGAGGGATTTGATAATCCGACAAACACATAATAAGAGTTTTCGGAATTATTTACATCTCCTAAAAAATTACCTGCGTTATTAATTCTAAACTGGTCTGTTACAATTGCCGACATTTTCTATAGACTTTTTTTCTTTATTTATACCATATTAAGTTGAATC